TTGATTGGTCTGCTATTTATGACGGTGCTGAGAATTTGGAGGCACAGGGAGAAATGTATTGTACAACTGATGCCTGCGAAATAAAAATCTCTTAGTATGATAAAATAGACTCATAATGTCTAGTCCATCAAATCTTTATGCTGAGAAAATATTCGCAGAACATCCACAATTCCTGTGGGCGTTAGATGAACAGGCTGACTATGTCTCTATAATTTCTGAAGCAAACAGAGATACCTCTGTCTGGAGTATAGACAATGGGTCTTCTATTGAAACAGAAGAACTTCTTGATGCACCGTTCCCAAATAGTGTAATCAATAAAATTACTCCAAATGCTGCATTATCTGAAACTTTTTCAACAACCTTAATTAGTCCAGAATTAGTTAGTGTTGATGATTTAAATCAAGTACTTAAAACATTTTCTGTAGGATCTTATTTTTATACAGCAAGCCCTTATGGATTAAGTATTGAAATTGGCTATAGATATTATGACGATGCTTTAGAGTCATTTGTTGATGTATTAAAAAGTTATGATGCATCAATACAAAATAGATGGTATTTTCTTTCAGAAACTTTTAGTCCACAAGATACAAATCTTCCACTAAGATTAGTAATTAAAATTAATTATTTAAATCAATCTGAAACTTTAAGTGATTATGCATTTTATATTAATGGAATAACTTTTGGACAGTGGTGTGAGGAATTTCAGTCCGTATCTTTAGGAGAAACTCCGATAGATCTTCCAAACAATATAGCATTAACATCCACAAAGGTTATTGAGGCAAGAGCATATGGGCTTGCTGAAAATAGTGGATATTATTTTGTAAACAATAACTCATTAGCAGCCAAAAATTTTGGTATGCCTATGGTTTTTGGATCACAAAGTGTTACAAAGTTATACAATAATAATACTTTGCCGTCACTTATTGTTCCGTCTAACGGAATGATGTCAGAAAGCGGAAGACATAAAGATTTCACATTAGAGTTTTGGTTGCGAACAAGTAATTCATCTAGTGAATTAAAAAGAATAGTTGGGCCAATATCTTCAACAGATGGAATATACTTTAATGGCCCTTTTTTAGTTTTAAAGATAGATAGTCAATACTCTTCATACTATATAGGGCATTGGGAGAGACCAATGCTTCTTCACTGGAGATATTCTCCAAATCTTTCGACAATTCTTTTAAATGGAGAAGAAGTTATTTCTATTGCAATAGATGCCAATTCAATATCATTACCTAGTGCAGTTAATGTTGGCGGAGATAGTCAAGAATGGATTGGGTTTTATGCACACGAAAATATAGAGCCAATAGAAATAGACTGTGTGGCTATATATAGTTATTTAGTTCCACTTCTTGTTGCCAAGAGAAGATTTGTTTATGGTCAAGGTGTCCAATATCCAGAAAACTTAAATGCCTCCTACGGTGGAAGTTCTGTTGTGTTTGATTATTCTTTTGCAGATTATACAAAAAATTATAATTACCCAGATCTAGGATCTTGGTCACAGGCTTCACTAGACAATATTGTTGTGGAAGAAAATTATTTAACAGTTCCTAATTTAATAAACCCTCAAATAATTACTGATAGTTTAACAAAAACAAAAACCGAAATGCTAGATGATTGTCTAAGTATTCAAAATGAGGACTCATTGTTCTTAAAATTAAGACCGAACTCATCCTGGAATACAGTAAACTCTTACTTATACCTTGATAATTTTTCACTAGCAGGAGAAAAAATTCATGCGTTTTATGGTCTATTTAAAAAACCATCCGTTTACTCTGGCACAGAAGTATTAATAAGGTTGGAAGATCAAAACTCAAATTACTTTTCTATAGAGTGTGTAGGCAATGATATTAGATATATTTTTAAGTATCAAACAAATGAAGAACAGGTTTTATATGAAGCCCTCTCTATATCAAGTGAAACTATTTTTGCTGTAGGTATAGAAATAGATGTGTTTAGAGATTATTTTGGAAACAACATTTTATCATTTTTTAATGGACAATCAAATCTAAAAATGTATATTGGAGGAACTAAAGAGTTTACTAAAGTTTTTACTGGTAATATTTATAAAGTAGGACTATGTTCAGAAAAGAATGTTAAAGATATAGAAAATTTATTTAATGAAATTGGTGTTCCAAAAGATTATGAAAACATTTTTAATCTTTATGGTCCATACATAGATTATGATGGTGGAGATGCAGATCAGGATTTCTGGGACTATTATATTAACTATCAAAATCCATTTAATTTTAATGCAGAAGAATTTTTAAATATAAAATTATCAGAACATGTTGCTAGTTTAGGAATAGTTCCTAAAAATTATTTTAATAATTTTGTTATAGATATAGATGCAAGTGGTTCGTGGAAAGACTATATTCCTCTTTCATATTTTGCACAATACATAACAGACGAATATGGTAATTCTAGATTAGGTTTAGATTTTATACAATTTAATATTAACTATCCAGCACCAACAAAATTTAAAGAAGAAGAGATAGTTGATGATGATGGCTGGACATACTCTGAACTTAGTGCAGAATATTCTTATCCACAGCAAAGAACATATGAATCTCTTGACAATTATTTATATACTGGATATGTAGACTATCAGGATTTAGCAGAAAGATCCACAAAACAATATTCTTATGACACATCAAATTCTATACTTAAGACATATATAACTTTTGAATATTTAGAAACTGGAGCAAATGCCTCAAGTGGATTTTTTGTTAGTACAGAAAGTGTTCCTAAAAATGGGGTAATTACTCCAGGAGATAATTGGATAAATACTAAGTATGAAGTTGTAGATAATATTGTTATTTATCCTCCCAAAAATACAGACTTTAATGATTTAGCAATAGTTATTCACCTTGAGTTTAGTGTGGACGGTATAAGTCAAAAACCAATAAAAGTTAAAAATTTACAGTTAGCATCTCAGGCATTTAATTATAACTCTGTAAATAATATCGGTACAAGATTTGGAACGAATGTATATCCCTACGTTAATACTGGATATTATTATAATTATAAGGCAAAAAATCCAATGACAATTTATAAAGGATCTTCTCCATATTTATATTTAACAAGATATTCAGGATTAGAAATTAGAGGAGACTATGACCCATTAGTTAATCGTGGCGTCGCTATTCCAGTAAATCCCAATAAGTCTCAAGAATATGAAATAATGGCTATGCAGTCTTTAATTAGATTTAATTCTGACTTTTTCCCATATGCTCCTACACAGATAATGCAAATTAATTCAAAAGGAAAAGTTATAAAATTTTATATGGTAGCAAATCATCCAACTGGTAAGAGAGCAAAAATATATGCCATCGATGGAAATACAGGGTCTTTGTATAATGGGATATCATTTTATATAAATGGAAATATAGTTAAAGAGCCTATACTTAATGTTGGAGAATGGTTAATGCTTGGAATAGGATTTCCAAGTGTTCTTAACTTTAACTCTTATGCAGGATCAATAATGATTAATGGACCAATTATATTTGAAGGCTTATCATATTATCAAACTACAAGTTTGCAAGAAATACAAAATGTTGCAAAGAGGCCTTGGGCTAGGGTAAAGTTTGCTACTGATGGATTTTTTGATTGGGAATATTGGAATGATTATTTTGTTTGGCAAGGAGTCTTAGTGCAGTCTTCAATAAGTTATTATGGTGTAGACCCATCTAATTTATATAAAGCCTATACTGGAACTAATAAAATTATTGTTGACGATGATAGGCCACTTAGTTTTAAAGACTACGAATATTCAGTATTTAAGGACATAGGTTGGCAATCTCAGATATCTGACGCAGTATAATATGGTATACTGGTGGTTATGAAATACAAAGATCAGCCTCTTTTTGGTAAAGATGGAAAGCCACGCATGCCTGGTCAAATTGGTGAAACTAAGGTAACTGTTATAGATAAAAAATATGACTGGGGCATTTATGTTTGGAAAAAATCAAACGGCAGATGGTTTACAGATGGAAATGGTAATATTTTAAATATTCCTTCAATGAAGGGTGATCTTGCTAAAATAGCAGAATTAAAACAAGCAGCAGCATACTATGGAGAACCAGATGGAGAGCCATATTTTTTTGCAGGTATGTCAAGAGTAACTGACGAAGAGTATAGCGAACAAGTAGATAGAATGAAGGCTGGATTAATACCAAATCTAAATGATCTTGGAGCAGTGCAGGCAGCAAAAGACACAATAGCAAAATATGGAGACGAAGAATAATGTCAGAAGAAAAAGATTATTATTTAACTGCTAGGATTGATAATCCCGTAGATGCACTAGAAATGTTTAAGGCTTCAGATCCATTTAATCAATCATGGACAGAATTAAAATCGTATAATGGCTTGGATAATAACTTTAAGAGAAGAGTTTCTCGTCTTGTAGAAAAAGCAGATAGAAATAATCCAACACAAGGTTATCTTGATAGTGCAAGAGCAGAGCAGTCAGGTATTGATGGAGCAAAGTCAAAAGAGATTAATCCTGGAACGGTATATAGAAATGGCTATGGATTATTTGATGTAATTACACCACCGTGGAATGTTTATGAACTTGCAAATTATTATGATACATCATTTGCTAACCATGCTGCCATTGATGCAAAAGTAGAAAACATTGTGGGTTTAGGCTATGACTTTGAAGTTTCTCCAGCAACAATGCTTAGGCTTGAATCAAATCAAGATAAAGAACAAGTTGGAAGAGCAAGAAATAGAATTGAACGTGCAAAGATTGAGATGCATGGTTGGCTAGAATCATTAAATGATGATGATTCTTTTACTACAACTATGATGAAAGTTTATACAGATGTTCAGGCAATTGGTAATGGATATTTAGAAGTTGGACGAACAACTCGTGGTGAAATAGGATATATCGGACACATACCAGCAACAACAATGCGTGTTCGTAGATTACGTGATGGCTTTGTTCAGATCATTGGACAAAAGGTTGTTTACTTTAGGAACTTTGGTGCTAAGAATGCTAATCCCGTTACTTCAGATCCAAGACCTAACGAAATCATACACTTTAAACAGTATTCGCCTTTAAATACTTTTTATGGTGTACCTGATATCATGTCGGCAA